CAATATTTCTATGATCTGTTTTAATTTTTCAACAGCTGGTTTATATTCTTCGTCGAGAATTTTTCTCGCATGACGATGATTTTCGTATTCTAATTCTTTAAGATATTTAAATCTAGAATCGACAACAGCCTCTATCACTAACGGAAGTAGATCCGACATTTTCACAAATGTTTCGCCGTTGCTGAATACTTTGTCACTCATCAACCTCTTCCTTCAAGTTCTCTACGACAATATATTCTGCTTCTTTACTTATCTGCATATGCTCGTCGAGAATATCCCTGACTTTAATAAGACGATCTTCAATATCAGTAATGGTATTGTGAACCGCCTTATCATTATGACCTTCTTGAAGATCGATCAAAGCAGCATTTAAATTTAAATCAGCAGAGTAATCCACTTGCCATTTATGAAACTCTCCGCCTTCATCCATATCTTCCATAAGTTTACATGGAGGAAATAGAATCTGTTTAATTTGCTCGAGCTTTTCTTCTGCCGGAGTGTTTGGTCTTTTCTCAATTTTAAACGGCCACATAATATAATCCCTTCAATTACTTTTTCTTACGACCCATGTTATACTTGGCTTCTAGAGTCCAATCATGCTTTTCTTTATGATTGATAATCTTAATCTGACTCATCGATGCTTGTGGTTCGCCTATGCGATCTGGTTCTACTACTTTAAGTAGTCCCCAGTCCTGTAGTAACATGGCAATTTTATTACGACGACCTTTATCTTCTTCTGAGAAGTCTGATGGTTTACCGTCGATCAAAAACATTTCCTTAAAGTGCACAATGTAATATCTACCTTGCTTATGAAAAATATGACAAGATTGATATAGTTTTCTTTCCTTGCGAGAAGCGACACCAATACGAGTGAGCGTCTCTTTAATCTTCAAGAAGTCTTCTTCTTCTGCAATTTTGACTTCTACAAGAGAGTCTAAGAGTTCGTTCATTTCATTCCACCTTTTTCTTGTTTTTTCTTTATTTCATTAATTTGCGCCTCCGTTAAAACTTTCAATGCTTCTTTTGCACGGATTGCGTTATATTTATAATGGGTGGAAATAAGGTCTATTAGTGCTTCTTTCTTCTCTCTGGCTTTCTTTTCTTCCTTGGTTTCTGCTTTTGACCAACGTTTTGTTTTACGAATACTATTATACAAGTAGTCATAATGCATTTGATCTGTTACGCCATAATGACAATTCATTTCATTGGTGTAAAATATTAACTCCTTGTAATTAGAAAGTATGTTATTGGTTCTCCATTGACTATAATCACCGTCAAGTTCGACCTTCTTCCCACTCGTAATTGAATTTTCATAACGCCAATCATACCTCGGTTTGGGTTGCTTCTGTTCCTCTGCCCATTTGGCCCAATTACCAAAGAATCCTACTGCTTCTTTCTCGAAATCTCTTTCTTCTCCCAATACGTTGACGAACTTCTTAGACATTACACAAACTCGCAGTTGATCATTATTTCAACTAAGAATGCTACGAAGTTAATTTCTGGATTGGCAGCGAAAGCGTTCTGATACTGATACTTGGCAAGATTAAGCACAAGAACAGGCGCTGTATTCTTTGAACAAATATCAGAAGAGATCTCATAGAACTGATTATAGAGAGCATTAACATCTGTATCGATGTTGTTCTTCGCCCACTTACGGATCTCAGTATAGTTCTGTTCCTTTAGAAGCCCAACCAATTCCTTGATTGAAGTTTCTTGAAGGTTTACAAGAATACCAGAATCAATCTTACCTGTTGCTGAATAACGCTGAAGCTCGTTAAGAACACGACGCCAATCTGGGAAGTGCTTATTGATTACTTCGGCAACAACCTTCTGATCGAATTCAATGCCTTCTGATTCTAGAATAAAAGTAACACGCTTGAAGAACTGCGTGGCAAGTTTAGCAATAGCTTTCTTGCTGATCTTAAAATCAATTACCGAGCATCTGGAATGGAGAGGGTCAATGATGCGGTTTTTAAAATTACAGGTGAGAATGAAGCCGCAATTCCTCGAGAATTCCTCCATAAAATTTCGAAGTGCGGGTTGAGTAGAATTGGCATTAAGATAATCCGCTTCGTCAAGGATGACATATTTCCTTCCACCTGAAAGAGATACGCTGCTGGCAAAGTTAAGGATTTCGTTTCTGAGTGTGTCGATGTTTCCATTCATAGATCCATTAATTACGATATAATCACAACCCAATTGTTCAAGCATGGCACGTGCAACAGTTGTCTTACCAACACCTGCTGTACCAGACAAAATCAAATTGGGGATATTCTTTTGATCAACAAACTGTTGGAATGTTGCTTTCAAGTCACATGGAAGAATAGTATCTTCGATAGTTTTTGGACGATACTTTTCAACCCAAAGAAATTCTTCGTTCATTACTTTACCTCTTCACAAAACATAACAATAGTATTACCAGAAACATTTCTCGGAGCGCCCATATAACCATTATGTTCGTCCCAACAAATCACGCACTGCTTTCTAACTTGATTTTCGTATTTTCTTTTACTCTTTGATTCAAGATAGAATTCTGATTTTAATTTCAATTTCCCACAAGTGACACATCTCAACTTTACAACTTCTTTAGTTCCAAAGATAGTCGTGGTAGCTAGATCATCAGCAGTCTTTCTAGTAACAACGCCGTTCTTTGGGCGTTTTGGCATTTTCATAATATAACTCCATCATATCAAAAAGAGGGGAGCCGAAGCTCCCCATTCAAATTAGAATGTTGAGTGCTGCTCAACTGCAATAAAGTATTCCACGTCCTTACCAATGAACTTAGAAATACCTCGTGCTGAAATGGTGACCTCATAATCACCAGGAAGAATCTTAATGTTCTCAAACTTAAAGACTGCGTTAAAAGTCTTTGTAGTTTCTCCAATTGGTAGAGAAAACTCATTACCTGGATTCTTTGAGTTAGCTGCCTTTAGGAAAACAGTCTTGCCGTCACCAGCAACAACGATTTCTGGCAGACTCAAAACACCAGCAGCCTTCTCGACCTTATTAAGATCTTCGTTCTTTAGAGTAAAGGTAACATCCGTTGATGGAATGTTAATATCCTTCTCTGGAGCCTTAGTGATTGTGCTCTCGTCAGCAAGAAGGAACTTGCCCTGTTCCGAAGAAGAGTCCTTCATATAAACAAAAGTCTCATCGATTTCTAGATCTGGGTCATTGTATAGACTCAGGCTAGAAAGGAACTGGTTAAGATCATAGATGGCAAACTTCTTAGTAAACTCTGTCGGAACAGTAGCCTTTGCCATAATGGTCTTATTTGGGGAAATGGTCTTAAGAACATTACCCTGCTGAACAACAATCGAAGGATTAATCTTTGAGAAGTTCTTCAAAACATTTACTGTATTAGTATCAATCTTCATTATATAATCTCCACTTACTTCTTTTTGCCTTTGTCTTTATACTTACCAAGTGCACCTGGATCGGCGGTCGCAGAAGCACCAACTGAAGCAAGATCAGCCAACGAACCACCAAAGATATAGGTGCCTACGTGCTGCATCTTCATCCATGGACAGAACCATGTACGCAGTCCAATTTCCTGAGCCTTCTGACAGAACCAATAATCTTCTGAAAGATAACGCTTAGACTTAGGATCGATCTCTGCCTGAAAGAACATCATGATTTCACGAGTGCCATCAAAGTGTTCAGTACGGACATGATCTGGTTTATAATTATATTCTGGATAAGAATCGACAAACTTCTGCATTGCCTTCTTAGAAACCATCATGAAGCCAGTTCCAATTTCAAGAACTTCTACTGGTTCGCTAAGAGGAATAGACTGCTGCCCACCCTTTGGATTGAAGACATAATCGCCAACGAACTTTTCAAGGACGTTTGGATCTTCGTCAGCAACACCCTTATCAACAGCGTGCTTAACCTTTTCCCAAGAAATACACTTCTTTGGATATGGTCCGCCAATGATGTCATACTTATCTTCTTCCTGAACCTGAAGAGCCATAAGCGCAATGACGTCCTGTGGATTGAATCCGATGTCAGCATCAATAAACATCATGTGCTGCATATTGGAACGCATAAACTCGTCACAACAATAGTTACGTGCACGAGGAATTAGTGATTCATTAAACAAATAATAAAACTGTAGAGGAATACCATACTGTGTGCACAAAGCAGACAAGTCAGCTGACGACTTTGCGAACATACCTGCACACTGTCCACCATACATTGGCGTGGCGACGAATAGACCACGCTCTCTCAATTTTTCAATAGGGATCTGAATTTCCATTATATACCTTTCTTATGCTACTATAAAACTTTTAAACTTACAAGTATTACAATGAACTGCTTTTTGTGGAGGAAGCGAAGTTGTTACTACTGAGGGATTTGTATCTTGTAATTCATCTCCACAATGAGGACAAGCAATGCCTGTTCCTAGATTAATAAAATGAGACATATATTCTCTATGTCTACGCTCGTTATGATCATGAAAATCTTTCAATTCTTTCATTTCTTATCCTTATAATGATCGTTGTATAACATCATAAGAGTGTAATGAAGAACCTTCATAAGATCTGCTTTGTTGCTACCGTTCTTCTTACCGTAGCGCCAGAGATACTTAATAGCTGTGTTTCGGAAGGTAGGCATAGAATCACCAAGAGCAAGCCACACATCGAAACATTCTATATTCTCTTCTTCAGTCATATAATGCTGCCCATATGTCTTATCTATATAGGCGTGGAAGTCACGAATAATTTCGTCTTCCTTATATTTATATTTAGGCGGCCAAGTTGAAGCAATTGGCGGATCCATGCTCATTCCAACATAAGGATCTTCTTGTCGCTTTGAACCAACAGCACCAGTAGGACCAGTTGCACCAATTGCCTGCGCTGACGCAGAAAGCGGTTGACCATAATAATCGCCATTCTCAAATCTATAAGTTTTGGTCATGAGTTCTCCAATTTATTCATAATATCTTCAATAATAAATTTCTGATCGTCTTTGTTATTATTTTTATATCTATTAGTGTTAAACATCAGAGTCATGTTTGTCATAATATTAGCAATCTTAGTTTCACGACCCTGCAACCAAGTTTCGTTCTGATTGCTACCACGTTCCTTGTATCGCTCTTGGCGAACTTCCTTATCAGTTTCTAGATAAATGATTTCAGTATCGTAATTCTCAACACAATGTTCTAGGAACGTTGACGTGAAAAGACGATCGCCTTCGAAAAGAACGACCGCATCTTTATCTAAACTTGCTAGGAATTTAATTGCTTCTGGCTGAACCGCCATTGACATACGGTCTGTACCCGAGAAGGTTTCGCCTTCGTCATACTTACCAAGAATATAATATTTTCCATACTGAAGATAGGGAACGAGCTTCACGCTATCATAAATCTTAGACCAAACAAACTTAGTAAGAATTTCTTTCATTAACGTAGACTTGCCAGCACCTGGCTCACCACCAATCGCAATCACTTTCATTACATAAACCTTTCAATACCGACACTCTCAGGTTCAACAAACAAACCTGTGCAATCTAGAACGCCATTCTCAATATATAAAGCCATTTTACTATTGTCAATCTTGTTTGTCAACAGTTTATTATTTAGAGTTTCATTTCGAGCGTCCCACATTGGTTGCCAATCAATACCATCCCAGCCATCCTTTTCACATTGAGCAATTTCTTCTGCCTGACGATCAAGATAGTAACTCAGGTAACGACCATGTTTTACTCTGAATAACTTTTTAAAAGAACAAAGACACGTTTCCATATCGAAATAATCAGTGTCAGGAAATTCCTCTTGAACTTCTTTTAGAATATAATATGCCTGACCGTCCAAATAGTTTATCTGTTTGGCATTTAGTTTTTGATCATACCATTGATCTAATCCAACAGCGAGGCATAAACCGTTACGATGAGAACGAGAACCTGAATGATCTTCTAGCATTAGATTACCAGGTTCAATAGGCAGATCACAACACTGTTTTAATGTTTGTAAATAGAACCAAGTAGAATATCTACCGAACTTATGGAACTTGGTTTTCACTTCATCCCATAGCATATCAAAGTTTTCTCTTGGCGTTCCAGTAAGAAACGGACGAAACGCTTCTATCTGGGAACGATCTCCAACCCAGTTCTTATACGATTCAAACTGCGCAGGTAAATGTCCTTTGTTCCATTTAGTGTCTGTTTGATAACGTAGGCGTTTATAATTCTTATTGTTCCAATCCTTTAGGCGATCAAGACCAACAAGTTCCATATCAGGAAACTCATTCCATATCACCCATGTTGTTGGAAAATAATACGTTGTGCCGTAGATCCAAGCAATCCAGAGTTTTTGTTCTCTGTTATGCTCAAATCTTTTGAAAAGATAATTGGTCATGAATATCGCCGGATCGCAATCCTTAATGGAAAGTGACCACTTATACCAATTAATAAAGTCTTGTTTAACTTTCAACTCAAGAAACTTTCAAGGGACGAATTGTTATATAATGCAGAGCGCAACCAATACTTTCCAACAGAATTTATTGCTTCTTCTACCTTTGTTTTCTTTTTTGTGCCAAAATTATGATTCTCTAAACCTTCAGAAAGAAATTGTTCGATGACTTTTTCTGGTGGCAACACCTGAGTAGGGTTATTAACTCCATACTGTTGATATTCTAATTGCTCTTTTCTTGTAGGAAATAATTTTTGATCAGAACGAAGAGAACCAGTAGGATCAACAGCCCAAAATAAAAGACCATTTCTCATATGCCATGTAACAGAAGAAGGCGTGCAAGATATCTTTAATCTATCAGAACGTTTTTCTTTGACTGCGTATGAGATATATTCTTCCCAAATCTTGGAAGCGTAACCCTTACCTTCTTTACCTTGGACAGTTACAATCTCATACAGGTTAGTATATCCAGAACGATTGTATGTTGCAAAGATAATAGAAACTATTTCATTATCTAC